CCTCAGTGACTAAAGGAACAATAGGGTTAATTTGCTGCTGGTTTACAAAAAACTCATTGACATTTGCTGGTTTTGGTAGAGTTAAAACTATACGGGCAAAATGGCAATAAGCATTATAAAAAGCATGGAAACGAACACGTGCCCAGTAACCATCTACACCAGGCCAATACCACAGAGTTAGTAAATGAACTCCTAAAGGAATCAATCTACTAGCAAAAGGTTCTCCAATAATATACCAACGATAATAAAATTCCGCAAAGGAAAAAAGCAAACCAGTTACAAGGTTACATTTTAAAATTTCTTCCTCTATTGGTGCAATAATAACAGAGCTTAACATTTCACAATCATCGGAGTCAAAAGTATACATTTTTCGACGAACTGTGCCTAACAATATGAAAACAACAGACAATACGCGTTCAATAACAGGGCCATACTGTTGTACATCATAATAACTCGACATTGTACTAAGACCATTGACTGAAACATCATAAACGTTATAAAGGGGAAAGTTATAACTTATCTTTGGAACAAGACTTACGTAATTTTGTGACTGTTTGATAATTAAATCGTGTAAGCGGATAGGTTGGTAAGTGCCAGGAGATAAAGGATTTTGTGGTTCTGGCATGATGCGGGATATGACATCAAAAGAAGGGACGTCTGGTAATTTAGGTAAACTTGGGAAGGTTGGAAAAAATGAACATAAAATAGAGCGACCATGTTTAGTCATAACTAAGTAACAGCATGCAATAAGTAAAATAGGATGAGCAGTTGTCCAGGATGGAACCTTGGATAATACATTTACAAACTTATTGATTGCCGTACTACATAAAGTCGTTAAGTAAGGAATTTTTCCAAACAACTCACCATAATTAAAATTCAACCAATTAGTACTCTTAGTTATAGAAAACTGATTGTCAGCGATGCAAAGAGCAGCTGTATCAATGATTAAGTTCTCATAATCAGGAATGAGTAATAATTGAGCGTAAGTTTGGTGTTCCGTTGACAAATGAGCTAATAGAGCATTTCGAATAACACCACCAGGTTCAACAACTGTTTTACCCATTAAATACTCACGGGCTTTCAAATATATTTTATTAGAAATAAAGCAACGATGGGTCGGTAAAACAGGTTTGCAATAATTAAACCAAGTAGGACTATTAACGGCAGTGTTTAAAATAGACGGTCGCTCATAGATGTCTAAGGGTAATTCTAATGTGGGAACATCAATCAGGTCTATAACTGAACGTTGGTATACTATCAAGGAATGCGTTGATATAGTTTTCTTAGCATACCAAGCAATGGCTCCTGTGTCATTTGCAAAAGTACTATGTTGGGCAATTTGATCACTAACTGCACAGGGATCACTATAAACTGTACGTGCGTCGTAATGAGAAACGTAATTATCATTTTCTTTAACAAAATAACCATCTTCCAATAACCCAGCTTCACCACTTAAGCAATGAATAGTACGAATGCACTTAGAAACTTTAAAAGCATACATAAATGAAGCTAAAAAATTAGAATCAAGTATAGGTTCAACTTGAAACATCGATGCTAAATGAGCGTCTAAGCGGGAACAATCGTTAATTAATAAGATATTAATTGTTGTGGGTAATTTGGTTATATTATCGATCAAGTAAGTACCGGGATATGCTTCGGAAATGGCTATATCAGCACCTACTACAATTGGACGATAGTTATACCAATTGATAAATTTTAAAAGATCAGGGTTATTTTTAAAGAATGAACGAACAGTTTTAATAGAACCATATAGATCAACTATAGTGATTTTAGGTGGTAACAAGGAGACAGTATTTAAGACCTCAATAAAAGCTTGTTGAACAGTAAATTCACGGATGAGGTGTGACATAGGATGTAAACCTAAATTTATATTACTATCTGAGACGAAAGGAACGCCCAGTTTCTGGGCACGACTTTCAAGAGTCGGATTAGGACTGAGTCTAGCACGACGACCGTTGAAATAATTTTTTGCATCTTCTATTATTTCTGCGTATGAACGATCGCG